CCACTGTTCTTCTCCTTTATAGTCGGGTTCCATTACCTTTGTTTCTGTTCGCACAAGGCCACACTTGTTTCAGCGCATCGGTAACTAACATATCTGCACTCTTATGGCGTATGCCGGGATTGGCTTCGATATAACTTTTTGCCACATCCCTGACCTGACCATTGGTTACACCGGCTGGCGGACAACTGAAAACGTGTTGTTGGGCATCGCTAACCCCTGCCACATACCCAAGGGCAAACATCCTTTGAACTACCTCTTCGCTATTCATTCTTGATAGCAAGTCATTACCCGAAAGAAACTCAGCGCTTGCCACACAGGGAACAAACAGCAAACCCGCAATTAGTTTTTTCATAATAAAGCCTCTCCTATTTCGTTTAGCATTTTCTGTTTTTCCTCTTTGTCAGTTATCTTTTTTACTTGGTTAAAATACTTTGCTACAAGTTGCCGTTCTTGCGGTGTCTTAAAAGGCCAATTCCATCTCTCCCATGTCAGACCTGACGGGTGCCGGGATGTATGAGTTTGAGTAGTCATGCAGCCTCATCCTCATCTAGTTTTTCAAGTTCTGCTTCGTAAGCCTTGGTTAGGTCTAATATGTTTTCTTTACGTCGCATCCATTCGTAGTTGTACCTAAAGTTTCGGCGCTTAATTGGGTCAAACTGAGCAATCTTTCTATTCATGTCAAACATCAACTTTAATAATCTTTCACGAAACTGCTGAGGATCTATGTCTAAAATGCTCAAATAAGTATCAGAATGCTGGAACAAAAAGTAGATTGCAGAAATTGCCTCATCTGTGGGTATACGCAGTCTCCCCATTCTGCGGGGTTTTGATTGCGCATCTTGAATCGCTAAAGCCACAACCGCAGATAGCAGTCTACGATTAGCAGTGCCCTGTGCCCTGTAGTCTAGTTCGTATGACATGCTATTGCTCCTTTTGCAACTCAATTAATTTTTCAAGGTAGTGCGCGGCTTTGTTTAAGTCATCGACGCCACCTTTGCTTTGCCACCGAGAAACGTACTTAATAATGTTGCCCTCAAAGTACCCGATGTTGTTGGCAGCTATGTAATCCCAAGGCTGAATAGACTTGTCCTTGTAATGCGTACCGCCAACCTGTTCATCATTTGCGCTCATGGAAACACAATTCTCCTTATCTTGGTTTGTTTTCTAGCCCACTTAAGAATTAGTTCATGCTCTTTTGGAGTCTTAAAGGGCCACGCTAATTTACGCATTTCATAAGGTACATCATTTAGAGGGAAAGTAACCTCTTCAACTTTGGGGGTTTTCTTGGCTGTCATCTCCATTGTCCTTTTCCATTGTGCTCACAGTCTTTTACGTGGCAAAACTTTCTGCATGTGAAGTTCGGTCTTGCGTTCCATACGTCGTTTGTCATAGCAGCCTCAAGCCTTTGAATCTCAGGCAACCATCGCCCCCACGCATCTTCTTGTATGTTGTTTACAAATGAGGCTTTAACTAAATCTTGGGCTACAACAAATACCAACCCTGCTTTTATCGACTGCACATGTGGGAAGTGCTTGAAAACTAATAGCGCCAGAAGTTCTAACTGTTTAGTATCAGCATACTGAGAAGACTTGCCCGTCTTGTAGTCCACAAGGTGAGCATGATCTCCATCAATAATTAGCAAGTCAGCGATACCTCTGAACCACACATTCTCATCTTTGAACCCAACCGGCTCAAAGTCTTTAGTCAATCCCATCTCGTACTCACACAACTTAATACCGGGAAGCGCCTTGAGCGCATCTAGCGTCGGCTTTATGAAAGCGTATTTGGGGTCTAGTGACTTGTCCCCACATACATAATCTTCGGCTGCTTTGTGAACCTCTGTGCCATAGTCAAGGTGTGGAGTCGGCGGTTCAACAATATCTTTGACAATCCGCATTCGATGATACTTGCGGGGGCATTGCTGAAACAGGGAGATGCTGCTGTATGACCAAGTATATTTCATTCTTTGATATGGCTTTTAACAGCCGCCCTCATTAGCCGCAGTTCAACGATTGCTTGCTCGATTGTAGACGCTGCTGCTACATGATCATTCTCAAGTAAGTGTACGTGGATTTCTTTTAATAACTCTTTTACTTTTAGTTCGTGAGCCGTGTAGTTTAATGCTGTGTCTATTTTCATAGTTGCACCCTGTAATGACGCTACATTGTTATATGCTTGCACACCTCTAACATTCACCATAACTATCTCCATGTCCAATTTCACACGATAAGGGCAAAGTCTCTGCCCATTTTGGTCGCCACTTCATACATTCGGTAATGTATTCTGTTGCTTCATCTACTTCTTCTTTCTTAACAACGCATGCAATTGCGTCATGCACCGTAAGAACAACTCGGTATTTCTTAGATATCCGCAGCATCTGTTCACCGATTACGCAACGGGCTACGGCTTGGCAGATGTTCTCCACCACCTTACCGCCATAAATCTTGGTTGTGCCCTTGCGGGTGTTGTATATGTAGTGCCTTTCCCATACCCCACTCTTGGGGTTCTGCTCTTCGATTGCACGCAGATTCATATACTTCAAAGGCAGTCCGCTTGGTAGGTCAAACCCAACTCCGGGAAGCAAACTTACTGCCTGTGGTTGCGTACCAAAATCACAAGTCTTAAGATCCTCACTAGCCAAAGCATCTAGACATTTTTCGGCCTGTGCCCACAAGTTCGGTATCCTTGGGTATACCCCACGATAGGTATCAACAATGTGTTTACAGAGTGGGTCAGTCATCTCAACGCCAAAAGTTTTTAACTGTGCCTGAAACTTTTTCCACCCCATGCCGTAACCTGCGCCCAAGATGGTTGTCTTACCCACAAATCGCTCTGCGGTAGTGATGTTTTCAATTGGCCTGTGGTAAATTCTAGATGCCATGATTCTGTAAACATCTTCGCCGTTTTCAAACGCATCTACCAAATCAGTCTGCCCTGCTAACCAAGCAACAGTCCGCGCCTCAATCTGAGAGGAGTCGGCATCGATTAGTACATAGCCTTCGGGCGGGATGATGGCATCTTTGAGTTTTGATTTTCTTGGTAGGTTTTGAAGATTAAGTTTGTCGTCTCCACCCCATCTGCCTGTGTGCGCAGCGTAGTATCGTAGGGGGACAGGGAGGCTCCCGCGCTTCGCTATTGAAATAAATCGTTCTGTCCTTGTCTCTTCCAAAGTGCTTTTTGCCCCAAGTCGAGCAGCCACTAACGCCTGTACTTCTTCGTTTGGGTGCTCTGCTAGATCTTTAAAACCGTTGTCACTCTTGGCTAATGCCAACGCCACTTTGCCTGTGGTAGGGCTAATCTTAGTCGGGGGGCGCACACCCAAGGCTGCTAGTTTCATAGCAAACTTTTGATTACTCATCAATGTCTCGCGGTCAGACATTGCCTTCTCAATCAATGCTTCTTTGCGGTGTTTAACTTCCCCCAAGTGTTGTTCAAGCAGGGGTAGGTTCAACTGTAATACGGGGTCAGTAAACATCTTCAAAGTTAGATCAATTAACTTAAGCTCCTTAAGTTTGTAGTTCTGCTTCAGGATGTTGTAGATGTTGTAGCAAAGGTCTACGTCATTGCAACAATACTTGCCGTACTGTGCTAGTTCTTCGGGGGTAAAGTTGACCCGTCGTTTACCCATAGCCATGATGACCTCGTTGCCCTTTTGACCTACCCCGAGACGATCTGCAAGTTTTGCAAGGCTATTTGATACTTCGTTGTCAATCGCCCTAGCCATGCACAAGGTATCTAGCCATGCCATCGGCTTAATACCAAACTTCCAAGTAAGGATCGCGCCATCGAACATGGTGTTATGCGCCAAGACAAACGCCTCAGACCACTTAAACTTACCTAGAAAATGCATGGTCTCAGAGTATGTACCGCTAAACCATTCTGTCTCGGCATCGTCAACCTTTACGCCAACCCCTATTACTTCAAAGTTGTCGTCACGCACATACTCCTCTGTAGTCATTTTTGAGAGCGAAAACTCTCTGTCGTAATACGTCTCAAAATCTACGCTAATAATCATATTTTTGTTTCTTAGTTTTTGCGACTACACGGGATACAGCATCAAAGAAATAATTAGGTGGGTCTTTTGATTCATTATGCATAATGGTAGCCATAATGGCTTCTCGCGTAGCCTGACGCTTTAACCTAACGTATTTGCGCTTTATTAGAAACTTTTCAACCCAATTAAAACGACCCTCCAACAATATACTGTTCCACTTAGTTTCTACATGACGTGACTCAAAAGGGTGTACAAACTCTTCGGGGCACATGTCCATGCGCTCAAGCAATATGCGCACTTGGGGGCTAACAAACCTATCACGCATCGCTGCCCATCCTTTTCTCAGGAACGGTCATCATATTTAGCCAAATCTCGATGTCCTTCACATTCTCTTCGTTGATGACAAAAACCTGACCGCCTGAGTCACGAATCCGTTGGAGTTCTTTTTCCTGTAACGCGGTAGGGCGCTTGTTCCCCGCCTTGCACTCGATGGCAAAGAAGTAACCTCGGTAGCAGCCAATGATGTCGGGAACGCCACTTCGACCATAACCGCCCGTTGCGGGCATGAAGTGATAGACCTTATTGATTTCCAAGATGCGACGGATTCGCGCCTTGACCTTGCCTTCGGGTGTAAACCCCATAACTATATCCTCTTGGTATTAGATCCTTATCTCACTTCGGAGATACTTAACGCAAGATTACACCAAGGAATAAACAAAAGCAAGGGGGCTAGGTAAAAACACCAATAAAAAAGGACAACCTGACGCTTGGTCAGATTGTCCTGCTAGATAAGACTAAACTACTAGATTGCTAGTGAGTTACTATGACATTTCCTGAGACAAGGTAGAAAAGATGTAACTTCATATCATCGACAGATACCTTCATCTTGATGCCTGTCCCTTCGATTGGTTGATTGTCCTCCATAACTTTCAAGATAGTAAACTTTTCTTGGTAGTTCTTGGGCAAGTCGTAGGTAGACTCCAACTTACTAATCGTATGGGCTTGCAAATCCACTACGGTTAGTTTCTCTTCCCTATCAACATAGACAATTACACCTTCCCGAGACGACAAGGCATTACCTACCGATTTTGCTATTCGGCAAGTGTTTTGCGCTTCTTCAAACCTTGGGCTTGTTACCTCTTGCAAAAGTTTTGCATCTATGGGCACGGGGCTTCCCTGTATTACGCTAACTGTATAGGCAAACGCCGTTTGGAAAAAAGGTCTGCACCGATGCTCTATGTCGTTTGATGCATGGTAGATTAGACCACTCATTTCTGACCGCATCGCCTCATAAAACTTTTCTACCAAGACATTCGGGGCATCTTTGACAAATACCTCCCCCGCAATCTTTAGCGCAGACTTTAGGCTGCCCGTCATTTTCAGATGGGCATCCCCCCGCTCTTTCCTAATCTTCCTAGAGTAGATCCTGTATGAGAAATGATACCCCTTGTTTCTAGAGTAACTCTCAGACCAACTTACTACCCCGAGTTTCTGATCCCCGCTAAATACATCAAACGCATTGATCTTTCGGGCGTCCCCAATTGCCCCTCTATTAACAGTATTAGTAGCGTAAAACTCTAGATTCGGCATCACAGCAAACAATTGCTGCACTAGCATTTCCAACTCAGGACAAACCTCGTTGCCTTTAAATTTCTCACCTTTGTGTATCATAGTAGTTACCTATTCCTTTGTGGTTACCAATCAAATTTACCTAAGATCTCATCGACCTGACTCTTCACATGCTTACGCACATGGGTGCTTTCCTTTAACTCATCGATCTCTACCCCAAGGATTGCCTGAGAAAGATCCTTACGAGCAGCCTCTAACTTAGGATCTTTAGTGATGTTGAGTTTCTGCATCAGGTCAATTAGTTCCGACGCATTGGACAGCAGGGTTTTGTGAAAGCCTTTGCGCTCCCCATCCTCTTTATCAGCGAGACGATCTGACATATGTGTCAGACAGTCGTGAACCCTGTCCCATATATCCTTCATCGCATCCTGTACTCGGTTGTTGAAAGTGTTTTCGTATTGGTCTACCAATTCCTTCGCAGCCTGCTCGCCAATGTCTACCCTGAAATCTCCCGCGTTGGGTAGGGGAGAGAACAGATAACTAAACCGAAACTTTTTGGCAATCAAGTCAAGTTCGGGG